GCTATCACCCAAAATGCTATTTCCAGGAGTATGGAACTCACTTTTGGTGCGTCCGGTGTAGATGAACTGCAAAGATTTGCCGTTCTTAAGTGTACGCTTCATCACAAGATCGCGAGCGATCGTGTTACGTTGGAAGCCTTTGAACATTTCTCCACTGAACAGTTTCAGATAGAGAGCACGGGTATCACCCGCCAAGTTAGACTGACCCAGCTGAGTAAGCTGAGCAGGGTTAACATTAGATTGAAAAGTCATTTTAAATAATAAATAATAGAGATATACTTGTCACCAAACGTTTGATGTTTAATTTGTATTGTGGTCTATCCCACCGTCTAGACGGCAAAGGGTATCCTCGTAAGGGCCAATGCCAATAGTGAAGAGGGGAATTGCACCCCTCATTAGATCTATCTCACTTGGTGTACTTTACACCACGATAGCAATAAGTCTTGCCTTGCATAGTAACCTCTATAGAAGCCTCCACAAGCCCCGTTCCATGCTTATGGTGTCATGCGTCCCGAAGGATGAACGGACGTTCTTATTACGCAAATACGCGATAAGGGTTGTCTGGTGCTACCTCAAAGGCTTCCCAGCCATCGGGTAGGTCACCTACATAGTTGACATGAAAACCATCAAGGGTGGTAGGAGCAACGGTCTCAGTACCGTCTTCATCCCACTCACCACCTTCTGTAATAGTCCCCACAACATCAATAGCGTGGGAGTGTGTGTAAGCCTGTAGCTGTTCTGTTTCGTTGCCGTCTTCATCAGTGACAGTAGTCATGAATCCAGCAGCACGAGCAGCATCAAGCCAAGCAGTTTCATCAGCAAACCGGAAGAAAGGACCGGGTGATGGTGGGGTTTCGAGTAGCTCTTCAGTCATGGTTTTGTTAAGTCGATTAATTCTTGATCAGTCTTCCGAACGGGGAAGTACGCAAGGCGGGAGATGTGGCCGTCTAGGAAGCTGCTTCCAGCATGAGTTTGACCAATGCTTAGCTGACTAATGCCTGATGGGATATTCGGGGTGTTTGCTGTAACTACAGCAGCCCCATCAAGAGAGCCAGCAGATCCCGTGGATTTATAACCACCACTAGATTTAAGTCCACTGCTTACAAAGTTACCCAGAATTGCTCTTTGTTGAGAACCGCCAACGGTCACATCAAAGTTGAACTGATTGCTACCAGTAGAACCAGCAAGAGTAATTCGATTGTCATAGGTGTTGTCACTAAAAGCAAGCGCTACGAGAGCTTTTTCAGATACTGGGTGTGGATAACCATTAGCCTCAACAAACGCCGTTCCTTCACTTTGGTTATACCAAGAGCTGAAGTTCGCACCTTCAATCGTGCAAAGATCGGGTGAGCGCGTTACGGAGCCGCTGGTTGTGGGGATGTAGGATGTTGGATAAGCTGAATCCTCGAACTGTGCTCCCCAGATCAAAGCTTGATCTAAAGTTTCAAGTTGTGTGTCTCCTCGACGAGTCCACCCCACAATATCACCAGTACTTACACTAGCAGGAACAATCATAGTGTATCTTTTGATCGTTTCAGTTAGCTCAACATACGATTTAATGTATGCGCTACCATTGTAATAACCAACCGGAAAAGTTCCAGTACCGGAAACACTCCTAGCATAGAAACTAAAAACTTGATCTACAGCCTTAAAATCTGAATTATTTTGATAAACCCTACTACCTGAGCTTACACTCCCAGCAACAGCCGAAAGGTCCATCAGTGTCATAAACGTAACGCCATCGGGAGACAGTACACCACTTAGAGAAGTGGCTCCACTGCTGGTTGTTGTCCAGCCTGTAGTGATTAAGTCAAAGTCTTCTGAATCTCTGATCTTGTTGGTGGATGAGCTCTCAATCAACAACCCCAAGGACTTACCAGTCACGGGGTCATGGTCGAAGCGTGGTTCGCCAGCTACTGCTGTCTTAATCAACCCATCACTGCCCACATACGTCCCACTACTAGCACGACTAAAGGTGATTAGGTTGTTGCCACTTACTCTATCTGTAAGGGATTTACGTTGTGCGAAGTTTAAATCAAGACTAGCAAGTTTAAATAAGTCTACACCTGCTCTAGGAACAAGCAGATTTGACATAACAATCTCGCCACTGCTTACATCTAATAGTAAAGCATCGCTGAGTTTAAATAAAGTAGAACTATTAAGAAATTTACCAGTGGATAGATTGAGATGTAAAGACATTAGATTTTTGTAATTGATACTACATTTAGACTTACGTCATAAACAATTGATAATGTGCAAACAGTGTCACCACTTGCACCGCCAGTTTTAAAGGTATAGACTTGAGGTGTAGTCCCATCAGATGGTGTTGCTGAAGGACTAATACCAACATAATCATGAGGAGGTATAGTTAAACCACCTACATCTTGTACAAGTTGTCCGTATGCCATTGTGTTAAATAAATAGAAGTTTAAATTTTAGAAGCTATATTTAGCACCAAGTTTAGCTGATGCTTGGATGGGCTTACCAATATTAATTTGATCTTGGGTGATGCCACTAACTTCACCATATACATCAAGCTTTTCAGATACGGCAAACACTACACCAGCTTTAGCGGATGCTTCAGTTGTTACAGTACCTCCATCAGGTAGGACCAGTGCTGGACCACCTTGGATATACCATGTAGAATTTTCACCAAGTGTACCTTCATAACCTACATCGTTACGAATAACAGTACCTTCAGAATTAAGACCATTGAAACCAGTTTCTGATTCAATGTTCACGTAAGGACCAGCAACTGCAGGAGTAGCAAGGATAGCAACAGTAGGGAGGATAGCAAGAAATTTCATTGTAATTTATTTAAAAAAGAATAAGTGTATTGTGTACGATTACCATGAATACCCCAGCCTAACCAGTAGTATGCAGCATTCATATAATAACGTACGGTTTGATGATTAGTTTGAAAAGCATAAAGATCTTTTCTAAACCTCATCTCATTAATCATGTAATCAGTTTGACATTGAAGACCACTAGGATCTTGTTTACGTTTAATACAATGGGTGCCGAGACCAATGTAACGATGTTTAGATGTCCATTGAATTAAACCATACCCACCACGAAGACATCTATCGTAAGGAACGATAGCACCACCTTCGCATACGTTAGATTTAAAATTAGACTCTTGTTGGATGTTACCCAGAATGACTGCTAGTGCTGTACGGTCTGTCACACCAGCAGAAGTCTGTAGTTGTTCTAGAACGTACTGCTGAGGTGCAGTACATTGTGGGCATTCAATCATGATTTTTTAGCAGTTTTAGCAGCTCGTTTAAAGTTGGCAGCAGTAGGAGCACCTTTGCTTCCTGGCTTACGCATCTTTTCACCTGAGCCTTTTGCGATACGCATTTTCTTTGCGTGGATGTTAGCGTATAGACCTTTTTTAGCCATTACCAGATGCCGGGGATAATTTGACCAGTTAATGCATACGCTCCAAGCGCAGCCATCACACCTAGCATAGCCAGGCGACCGTTTAGCATTTCAGCTTTTTCGTTATGAGTCACAGTGTAATCTTTGTCAGTGTACATGGTGGGTTCTTTAGCAAATAGGTTTTGTTGTCCGCGATCGTTGGTGGTAACAGTCATTTAGAAATCAATGTCAGAGTTTTGTAGTTTACGGATAACGTCATCCCTGAAAGCAGGGTCATTATCATAACGTGGATCACTCATAGCTTGTACAAGTTCTTGTTGACTGCGGAAGGATGCATCTTGTTGTGCAGCAGAACGTTGACCAGTCAATAGTTGTCCATCATTACCAACAGCATCTGTATATTTACTATTCAATGCTTGTACAGCAAAGAAGATAGCATTGGGATCACCTTTACCCATAACAGAATCATACATCTGTACTTCTTCTTTAGTAAAGTTTTGACCTGCCCAATCAATCATTGACTTGTAAGCTTTCTCACCACCAACCATTTCAAATAATTGGTTAGCTTGTTCTTCACTTAGCTGTTCACCAGTATCTTCTTCTTCTGGTGCTTCCTCTTCATTGGATGGTTGTTCCTCTTGCTCTACTTCTTCACCAGCTTCAGGTTCATCAGTTGGTTGTCCAAGTTTCTTTTGTAGTTCAAGATAAGCCTGTTCTAGTGATGACTGATCTTTAAATTTACCAGCCAACAGCGGTTGCTCTGCACCCTCAAGAGACTCAGCAACCTGCAAAGAGTCTTGCTCATCAGCATTAAATTCTGGCTGATCAGCAGGTGTATCATTCATCGTAAGTGTTTCAGACATATTATTGTGGTGGGGTTGATTCTGGTGGTTGCTGTTGCATCATTTGCATTGCAGCTTGTTCACGCTTTTGTTCAACAGCAGCCATCTGTGGCGCTTGTTGTTGAGCATCCATCATCTGTTGTTGTTCCATAGCTTGTTGTTGTTCTTGTTGTAGCTCTTGCATACTCTTAACAAGATTCAATACATCAATACCAGATGCAGCAGCCAAACGTTTGATTACCTCATCAGGATTAATATATTGTTGAATAGCTTCAGGACCCATTGTTTGTGCAATGACTTGTAGGAACTGACCAAGACTTTCACGATCTTGACCACGACCAAGGGCATTGATACCTGCTACAATAGTAGGTTTAACAATACCACCTTTAGGTAAACGTGGAATCTCTCCAGTCTTTTGTGCAACAGAAAGCTTTCGGTTTAAATACGGAACAAGAAACTCAACAGTTAGTAGACTAAATAATCCACCGAGTTGTTGTTCTAATTCCATTTGTGTCATACGTACTTCTTCAGCAGTAGTACGTTCTGATTGTCTTACATTAAGAACAAGGAATGCCTCATTAATGCGTTGACTTAAAGTACCTATCATTTGATAAGCAGTTTGGAAGTCAGCTGTCTTACCAACTTGTACCACACCAATATCATCAGGTCTTCCCTGGATAATAGCACCGTTACCTGCCTTAGCAAGTGTAGCAGGTTTGGTGGTAGAGCTTGGTGAGACAGTAAACACTACCTTAGCAGCTGCTGCGCTCCCCTCAACCATAGCTTGTGACAGAGCTTCAAGTGACTTTAGATCACCAAGGAATTCTTCTACTCTACCACGTCCATAGACCTCTCCGTCTACGTGGTTAAAGCGTAAAACAAGCCAGGGGTTAGCATCTACAGGTGCTTTACCCATAGACTTAGGTAGGATCTGATCGTATACTTCTTGATGCCATACCCAACGATTGTTGTCTAAGGTACAGTGTGTATAAATATCACATTCATCATTTGGTTCTGTTGTATTATCAGATGTCTGATTGGGTTGTTCTTCTTTGTAATTGGGATAAAATTTTTTAAGTAATTTTTTCGAGATTGTTTATTTTGTTACAATTTCTATAACATTACCGTTACCATCTCTGCCTACTACATATCGGTTTAATGGATAGAGCTTAAGCCCATCCTTACCCATAAAGACAAGAGCATTACCAGCTACAACGAGATGCTTTAATGCTTGATGAACGACAACACGATCACTGGAAGCTGCAATAGATTCCATGATAGTGCGTTCAATCTTAGCAAA